AGGGTGATGTCTTTGGCAGTGTGTTCTCTGCCCTCTGGTGTAGCGGAGCAGTGAACGACAAGGTAGTGAATGGTGCGTGTGCTTTTTTTCATCGTTTGTTATCGTTTTGTTATTCTTAAGGTGATTAAATCGTTTGTGTGATATACTTTAGAGGTTTCTGTTGTAGTTTCAAGAGTAAATGGGTACTTATCGGTGTTTTGTTTATCGTATCTGATTACATCTTTACCTTCATATAACCATTTTGTTTGTCCTACGTATTCGTAGAAATAAGGGCAATTCTTAAATAGAAAATCTGAAGTAAAATCGCTATTTATTTCTCCTAACAATTTAAAGGTAAGTTCAATTTCTTTTACTACACCCTTTTCTAAGATAGCTTCTATTGTTTGTATATTAGAATGCACCGTTTCTTCATATCCATCTCCTTTGTAATCCCAAGCTGAAAAGCGTATGTTTTCGATATTAGCACTCAACTCATTGTATAGAGTTCTCATATCTATAGGTTTTTTATTTTGTGAGCCCCATTGTAAAAATTGAATTGCATTCATAGCTTCTGAATATATTTAATGAGTGGATACGGGGTGAGGCTCGCAACAATATCCCACCAGTCGATGAAGGTACGCTTGATATACTTGTCGTACAACTCTTTGGCGATTCCAACCAACAACACAACACCGATAGCCATAGCTAAGGCTGCCCATAGTGAGTAGAGTAGGTAAGCGGTTATAAAGGCTACAACAAATATTGTGTTACCTACCATAGAATGGAGCAGTTTGTCACTGCCTTTAAGTTTTTGAATGATTTTATTTTTCATAGCTAAATGTTTCTTATATCAATGTAACAATCATTACCACATCTTGATATTACAGCGGTAGAACCTTTCTTACCATTAAATTGATTATCAGTAGTATAAATAATATTTTTTCCATTACAAGAAAAAGAAACAACACCACTATCAAAAACTTTCCTAAATGATACACTACTTAAGTCATCAATTGTATTAAGTTCAATATTACAAGGTACTGTTACAAAAAGAGTTTGATTTTGATGTTCTTTTTGTAATGTCGTGTTTTGAGTGCACTCTACTCCTGCTCTTAAAATATCGTCATACCAAGCTAAATCTTCAGGTGCTGGTGACCAATCAGTTGCAATGTTTCCTTTTTCGAGTTTAACATTTCGTATCCAGAGTTTAGAGGTTACATCACCTGTATCACTCCCATTGTTATCAATACGTATAGAGCCTTTTGTACTTAAATTGGTGTCAGTAGTGAATGTAAGTGTCTCTCTTTTCCATTCTCCATTAGTATTTGGGATTTTCTTATTAGGTGCTTGAGAAAAGCCTTCATTTATAAAAAACATCTCAACACTTCTAATATTCTCACTTTTGTATTCCAAAGACAATGTATAAGTTGTATTCTTTTCCAATGTACCTCCTACTATACCATAATAGATATAATCTTCTACCGTACCTCTATACTCTTTATAACGCTCTTTCTTACTATCAGTGATTAGGTTACGTCCGCCAACTTTTATATTTTCATTTTTAAGTTCTGAAAGATTTGTAACTTCACCGCCAGCTAAAACAACTTTATCATTACCTTGCCCCCACAATTGTATACCCTTAAATTCACCTATAACTAAATCGTTGAAAGGTTTGTTTCCAAAAACAATATTTCCATTATCTCTAACGTGAATTTTTGTATTATCTTTAACTAACAAATCCCCATTTAAATTAATATCACCATTTACAGAACCACCGCTCAAAGGTAGATAATTCAATTCGGGTTTATCTGCAAGGTCATTATAGGAGATAGCATTCTCATCTATAACTTCACTGCCTGCCATTAGTTTGATCTTCCCATTCTGTACTACGATACCCGTAGGGATGTTACTGACAAAGTGGCTTACGGGGATACTGGTAAGGAGGTTATCACGTTTGTCTCTTAGTTCTAAGGTCTTGCCCGTTCTGTTGTACACCAACTTCGTCCCCTCGTCGTCCAAGAACATTAGGGATATACGCCTTACTACGTTGTTACCTTTCTTGAATTTGAGTTCCGTAGTACTCTCGTCCAATTCAATATCATAATCTTCGAGAGTATCAAGTTGTTGCTTGTAGGCGTTGGTAAAGTCATTAGACGAAAGTCCCTTTCCCTCTACTTTATCTACTTTCCCATCAAACAGCCCCTTATGAGCGTGGGTGTCGGAGAGGTGGTTTTGGAGTTGCTGAGCAGAAGCAGTACCTTCTATTATTCTATCTAAGCCGTCGATAGAGGACATAGGTATTTTCTCGCTTTTGTGCCAGAAACTGTCTATCCACGCCCAAAATTGCTCTTGGTTTGGCTTTTTGAAATTGGAAAACCATTTCTTTAATGTATTTATTGCTGTCATAATTACTTAATTAAAATCCAACATACTCAATGAATTGTACGACTCTATAAGGTGGCATATTGTTGTGATGCTGGTCTCCACCTGTACTTGTTGAAGTACGAGTGTCAATATCATCTATACTGAATTGTGAGTTATGCCCTATTCCTCTATCGGTATCATTTATTTGTGTAGGAAGTCCTCCTATATCATGACTATGCGAAGGTATTTCGGCTATGGTGAGTTTGTGCGAACGTTCGCCGCCACTTTGGTTGAGTGCGTTGAGGCGATAGTCTTGTACATCGTCTTTTGTCTTAACATAATCGGGGTCGAGACCGATAGGCATTTTGCCACGTAGGTTCACGTACTCACGCCAGCCTGCGGGTATTTCATTAGCTGGTTTGCCCCATAGAGCGATGAGCCCAATAGGTACAGCTTGTTTCTGCTTCTTGAGTTTTTCCACTTCATCTTGTAACTCTTCAAGGGCTTTGTTCTCGGCTTTATTTTTACCCAAATCTTGTAGATTAGTAATGCGTTGAAAGTCTTCCCAATTGTAAGTCTTCTCAGGAGTAGAGCGACCAAAAGCGGCTGTACGGATAGTTTCTAAAGGACGAAGGAGGCCGTCATCAAATGTTACCTCGTTGGTTACTTCTTTGATAAATACCGTATCATCTTTTGCACCTCCTTCAAAGGGAAAAAGTTCTCCGTTAATAAAGACAGTGCCAGGGGTGATAGTGTTGCCTATCTCTTCGCAACCTGAGATAATTGCCTTATTGCCTGCCATACTTCCTAAGCTATTGAAGAGGCGGTAGCTGTTCTGCATAAAGGCAAGGAAAGCCACATCAAAAGGGTAGCCTGCGTTGTGTTCTGTGTTTATTGTATTCATAATACTAATTTACTAATCTGCTAATTGGCTAATTTGCCAACGTTTACCTGCGAGCTTGTAGAAGTTCACTAAGGCTTCTAACTTGTATTTGTCGTATGTTAAGTCCTTGGGAAGGACTACTATAAAATCTACTCCGCCGTCGATATAGTCGCCTCGTTGATAGAGGAAGATTTTGCCTAAATATAGGGGTTTATTCGCGCTGCGGGGATAGATATACAACCTTTGTTTCTGCTTGCCATCTTCTATACGTATGCGCCGTTGTTCGTCATCAAACTCATCATTTAGAGCCTTGCGCAAATAGCATACTTGGCTGTTGTGTGCCAAGTTGTACAAATCGGCTTGGCGTGCTTGCTGAAATTCGTATAGCAGTTTGTGCAAGGGCGTTGCCAAGGTGCGTAACCACGCTACTAACTTCGGCTTTCGCAGGAAGGTAGGGGTTAGCATCACGAGCAGTTTGTCGATGTTTAGGTTATACATTGCTAACGTAGGTTATATCGTTAAAGTTATCAATGGTAAAATAGCCCGCGGTGGGTATCTTGCTTATTTCTATCATTTCAAAAGCTCCGTAGTCTCCACCGCTGGTGATGTTCTTACTTTGTGCTAACACTAAGTGAGGTATTTTAACCCCCTCTGCTTGTTGCAGCACATCAATAAGGTGTGCTAATACGAGCTCACCGTTAAAGGGTAGGCGTTTTAAATAGTCTTTAATAGCCGTTTCTACTGGCTTAGTGGCGTGAATGATACTTTGTCCGTTACTATCTAATACCAAAGGATCATATACTATCTTCATTTGCAAGTGAAGTATATCGGGTTGGTAGTTCACCACTGATAGGCGTACGCCCGCGTCTTTTATCTCTTGCAAGTAGGCTTCAAAGGCTTGCTTTTGGGCATCAGTGATAGGTTGCAACTGCTCGCCCTGTTCACCCGATATTTTTACTATCAAACGCCCCTCGTTTTTGCTTTCAATCACTGCGGAGTACTTCACTATCTTACTTGCCTGTATCTGTTCCTCCGTGTGTCCTTGGTTATTGAACTTGTCGCTGTCGGGCAATAGGTCAAAACCATACTGAAAAGCAAGGGCTTTGCTTCTGTACCAACGTGCTGTGTGGGGTTTGAGTTCGGTAAGGCGTTTGTCTATATCCGCTCTATGCTGGTCGAATAGCTTCTCTAAGCTCCATATTGCCACCGCTATAATATAGACCCACAAGCGCCAAATCGCTACTTTGGAAGTGCTATTGAGACTTTCCAATGCAGGCTCTTGTGCTTTGGCTTGCAGGATAAGGTTTTGTATCTCTTGAATGCTTCGTGCCATAGTTATTGTTGTGTTACTACAAAGTCTAAGTTAATCGCCCAAATACTGATACCCTCAAGGCGTTTAGCAACTTGTTCATCTTCCTTAGAAAAGGCAGTTGCGGGCTGTAAGTTCTTTGCAATGTAGTAGTTTAGTATATCTTTATTGCTAAATGCTTCGGCAGGCAGTACTAAGGTTTTGCCCGCTTGCACATCATCAGTGATGTTAATAGCGTTGGCTTCGGCAAACTCAAAGACGCTTTCAATTGTGCCTGTATGTTGCAGGGCAATGTCTAATAGACTTTGATTATGTAGGGCGGTGATTGTCATTTTGCTTTACCATTTAACTGCTTGTACTTCTTTAATTCAGTGAGAAGTTCCTCTACTGAGGCTTCTAAGTCCTTAATGCGTTGGTTAGCGTGTTTGAGTTCCTCAATAGCATTGGCGTACTTGGTGCCTAAGTCTTCTATCATCTCTCGGTATATCTTCACAGCCTTGTCTACATTGTCAAGTTCGGAGGTTTGTAGTTCCATTTGCTGCTTGGGGCGACCAAAGAACCAACCTGCTAAGCCCGATA